AAAGTAAAACCGTACAGGCTATGCAGAAGTATGTGATTGACGGTCCTACAGGTACAGCTGCTGAGGAGTTTATGGAGCGTCACAGAAAGCGTGTACAAGCTGGTACAGCAACACGAGAAAGTGTGAAGGAAATGGGTCTACCAGCAAAGCTAGAAATACAAGCATTGCAGCAGATAGCTACTATGGAAGGCTTAAGAGCTACACCACAATATTCAGATGCAATTAATAATCAGATTAAAAATTCAGTTTTAAATGCAACAGGATTAAAGTACAAGTTCGGCGCTGCAGTAGACCCTAGTGTTCTTTGGAAAATAGAGAAGTCAAAAGCAGCTTTTAAAAGATATGTAGTTGAGTTTTCTATTACTAATCCAGAAAATGCAGTTCAAATGGCATTGGATAAGGTAATTACTGACAATGTTAGGGACCTAAAGGAACCGGGTGCTGTAGAGCAGTCAAAGATAACTGAGTACTACACGTATTTAAACACACAACAGAAAGCTCAAGAGGAGGCAAAGGCTGAAAGAGACAGACTAAGTGCTGTCTCAACATTGAAAGATAAAACAAAACGGTCAGACCCAAAAATCTGGGCGGAGGCACTGAACACGGAGACACTTATCGAACAAGTACAAGTATTACAAACATATGGTGATAGTCAGTATCTAAGAAGTCTAGGAGCACTAATGAAACCTAATGCTCCACGAGCACCTTGGGAAGTTATTGAATTTTTAGCACCAGCTGTTGAAGGAGTAGAACCGATTGATGCACCTAGAGGTTGGAAAGGAATTGTTCAATTTGTAGATGATCAAGATCGTTATGTACTATTTAGTACAGACGAAAGAGAATCAACTCAAGCTGCAAAGTTAAGAGTACTGCAAGGAATTAAAGCCAGAGCACAAAACGGAACAAATCAAGAATTAGCTGTAAGGCCTGTATTTGATACTGGTGAAATTGATATTGACACCTTTATCAATGCAATTGCTGGAAACGAATCAGGTGGTGAAAGCGACCCACAACGTGCAAGAAATGACAGAACTAATGCTTCTGGTAGGACACAAATCCATCCTGATAGCCTAGAAAGATGGTCAAAGGATATTTTAGGAAGAGAAGTAACACCAGCAGAATTAAGGGAAAGTCCTCAAATACAAGATCTGATTACTAGGACAATGCTAGGAAGGTTCTTGAAACAAGAGATGGATAAAGGTTATACCGGCGAACTACTGCTAAGACGTGTGGCTAGTGAATGGTATTCAGGTGATCCAGATCTATATGACAACCCTAACGGACAAGGCCCTTCAGGTACAGAACCCTCTGTCTTGGATTATACAACAGATATCTTAGGAAGGTATAAATCAAGTTTTAGTCAAGCCCCTAATGTAGAAACAGGTCAGAATAGGGGCATAATAGTTACATCAGCAATTGATCCAGGTGAGAAAGGAACTGATTATGTAATTAGTAACGGACAAAGAGGTGCTAAATTTTATTTTCCGGTTAAATCAAAAGTTATAGAAGTAGTACGAGATCAAAACTGGGAAACAAATCTAGAAAATAATCCTAACGGTAGACGTGGATACGGAAACTATGTAGACGTTGAAACAGATTTCGGCAATGGTATTGTTGCTGATGCAAGGATTGCTCATTTTGACGATGTAGCAAATCTAGGAGTTGGACAACAAATACCTGCTGGTACATTTTTAGGAACACAAGGTAGAACTGGTTCAACTACAGGTGCTCATATATCAATTGATTGGTATTATCCTGGCACTAACACGCCATACCCTGAAGCAAGAGATTATTACTTGAATAATTATTTACGTAAGAATTAATGAATGAAGAAGAACTACTATCTGGTGGTCTTCCTGAATTAACTGAAGAAGAGTTGCTACTTTTGCAGCAACAAGCGGCGGAAGATACTTCCTTCATGGGAGGTACTGAGCCAGTACAAACAGCAGCTCCTCTTCAAACACAGGAACAACCGCAAGTACAACAGCAACAACAGATAACAGAAGAACCTACACAAGCTCAAGCTGTAGAAACAAGTCCATTTAAAAATGAAGATGGAACGATTGATTACGATAAAATCACAAGCTTAGGTGCTGAACAAGATGTAGATGTCCTTGCTGGTCTTTGGGATTTTGCTGCACCAATTCTAAATATGATACCTGGCGTTACTGCGAAACCAGTACCTAAGTTTGAAAATGAAGTAGCGCAAACTGTTAGGGAGATCTCGTCAGTAGTTCTTCCAACAATGGCTTTAGGTGGAGCAGGCTCTAGCCAATTAGCTGCTGGTGCTGAAAAAGTAAGGCATGTCAAATCTCTCAAGGTTCTTAGTGATCCTTTTGGTAAATGGCTTGGTAAATCAGCATTTAATGCAGGTGCAGGTGCGTTTGTGGAATACACAGTGCCAATGAACCAAGAAAATGACAACCTTATGGGCGTTCTACAAAAGAAATGGCCAGAGTCACTAGGTTGGATTCCTGATCAAATTGCAACACTTGACGGTGATCATCCAGATACAAAGCGTTGGAAGAATGTACTAGAAGGTACATACCTAGGTTTAGCAACTGATTTTATACAAGGGCTAGCAAAGGCTGCTGCAGCGCGGTTTGAAAGTAAAGCACTATTTGGTGTTACACCGGAAAATGAAACAGGAAGAGCGTGGCTTAAAAAGAATAAAGTTGTTGACGCAACACCTGAAGAAGCAATTGAAAGATCTGCAGCTAAAAGGCAAGATGATTTAGATGAAGTAGGTGGCTACAATTTTGATAAATCAACTGACCCAACTGAAAGTATTTTTGGTTATCACGACGCATATGGATATCAAGAAAGTGGAATTAGGTCAGTAGATGACCTTGGAATTGTAGGTGCGACCGTTGATCAAGCTCGTATTGAGACAAACCTAGGCACTATTAACGGTAGGGTTGGAAGTGTCATGTCTGAAGGTGCTCTTAAGTTTGCCAATGAAAGTGGTGAAAATGCTGAGCTTGTACTCCGTGGACTAGCTGAAACTATTAAAGATGCTGGTGAATATGGCTATAAGCATATCGATGGTAGATACCTGAGCTTTGAAGACATCAAGAGAAGTGGCGAACAGCTAGCTAATGATTTTTACGAAATGGATCTAGGTGAACTACATAGATCTATACGTGAAGGAACCATCTACATGCCTGGAATTGATGCTGATACAGGTGTGCCGATGATGACCTCAGAATCCATGATCGGTGTACTGGGTTCAATCAAGAAGTATATGGACGACTTCATGAATATGGATGTTGCTAAGGCTAGAGCTTATGTCGCGACATCTATGGCCGGACAGATCAGCGATATGGCTGAGGGTATGCGACTTACTGAGGGGTCAGGCTCGATAGTCAGAGCACAGGAACAAATCCTTGACCGTGTTGAATTTCTAATGGCACAGAGAGGTGTCACGTCAAGAGCACGAGCCAGGGCATTGAATCTGATGAACCTTAGAAATAGAATGACAGTTCTTGGTACATCAGCAGCCGATAAAGCAGAAGCTACACGTATTAAGAACGCGATCGATGGAGAGAAAAATAAAACTCTCAAAATGATCGAAGAAGAAAAACTTAAGGCAACTAAATTTACAGACACTATTAAAGAAGTCAATAAAAGTAATCCTGAATTTCTAGGTCCATTAATGATGGCATGGGAAATGTCAGATGGAAAGATTTCTTCTATTACTTCTTTGATGAAATATGCCGAACAATCGACAGGCATTATAAGTAAAGCATTTATTGACGGCTCACCAGAAATACCTTCATTAGTACAAAGAGCATTTTTTGCTAATGTTTACAACTCAGTATTGAGTGCAATCTCGACACCAGCAAAAGCTGGTATTTCAGCTGTTCATTTGCTTGCCGAAAAACCAATTAGACATATGGTTGGAGCAGCTACTTCTAGAGATATGCAAACTTTAAAAAGAGGTTGGTATCAATACAGCTCGAAGATGGACTCTGTTGTTAGGGCAATGGATTATGCAAAGACTATTTATAAAAAGTCAAGGGTAGATCCAAATGTCATTGCAGCAAGGGAAGATCTAGCTGCGAAAGGAACTGCAGCTCTTGAATTAAATCATGCTATTGCTGACGCATTTGCAGAAAAGGGTTTTTACGGACCTAAGACACTGATGAATACAGTGCAAGATATGCAAGATTTAGCGGATAGTCCTGCTATGCGTCGTGGAACAAGAGCAATGCAAGGCGTTGATGGTTTTATAATGTCAATGGTGGCAGATTTTGAAGCTAAAGGAAGAGCATGGGATGAAGTAACACTGGGTGGCGAGTTACCTTTTGATGCTAAAAAAGCGCAAAAAGTTGCTGAAATGGCTCATGCAAAGATGTTTGACGAAAATGGCATCATTACAGATGAAGCTGTGAGGAAAGCTTCAGGTGAACTTTCATTGAATTTAAAAAACAAAGCTAATGATGACTTGTCTCAAATCATCAAAAGGTTTCCAGTTTTGAAGCCATTCATGCTGTTCACTAATACACCAATTAACGAACTTAAACTTGGGCTATCATACAATCCACTTGGTCTATTTGTAAAGGATTTAAATGAATTTAAGTTGCCTTTCGATGAGATGCCTGTTGAAGAAGTAGAAGAATTACTTACGGCAAGAGGCGTTGATGTAGATGTATCTAATATTAAAAATAAGTACATGGAAATCAGAGCTGACCTCAAAGGCAGGAAAGCAATCGGTAATATTTTAACAGGATTAGCAGTTAGCCTATTTCTCAGCGATAGGTTGCATGGACCTGGGCATTACAACAGGCAGGTTCAAAAGACTAGAGACGAATCTAATTATGAGAGAAATGCAATCAAAGGTTTTGACGGAAAGTGGGTAAGTTTTGAAGGTTTAGGTCCAATTACTCTGTACCTAAAGACAGTTGCTTCAATTATGGACAACTTTGATTCATTAACTCCAAACAATGTGGGGGAACTACTTAAAAAAACATCATATGTTTTCGGAGCATCAATTACAGAACTTACAGCTGTAAAAGGTATTGAACCATTTCTAGATGTTTTACGTGGAGATACTGGTGCTATTAACAGGTGGGCTAGTGCATTCGCACCTGCTGCAGTAATGCCTCAGTCTAGTTTTATGGCAGAAATTGCTAGGCTTATGGATCCTGAGTTGAAAGTTATCAACAATGATTTGACCAGCATGATCATGAATAGAAATCCACTTACTAAATGGATGCTACCCACAAAAACTAATTGGATTTATGGTGAAAAAATAAACGAGCCAACTAGCATATGGGCTAGATTACATAATGCATACTTACCTTGGAAAGTAGGTGATAAAATACGTCCATTAGAACAGTATTTGATTGATATTGAATATGACGCTAGTGCAGTACTAAGAACAGATGGACGCGGAAACAAACTAACAAATGATCAACAAGCTTCTATCTTAAAAAGTCTTGGAGAACAAGGTTTTTGGAAAGAGGGTATTGAATTAGTTAAAAATACTGCAGAGGCCAAGGAATATAGAAGGCTGTTTAAAGAAGCCCAAAGAAGAGGTTTGAAACCAGACAGATCAGAACTCCTAAATATTCACCGAATGCTAGATGATCGACTTAGGATTGCAATCGGTAGTGCAATGATTAATGATCCTGACTATACAAAGATAGATAGATTGCATGAAAGAGAGCTACAAAGAAGTTATTACATGCAAAGGGGTGATTTAGGCGGCTTGGAAAAATATTTAGAATACGTTAAAAACAAATGGGGAATCTAAATCGTAATGGCGACAACACAAACTTTATACACTGGGAATGGAAGTACAACTTCCTATAATTTTACATTTGAATATTTAAATACTACTGACATTAAGGTAAGCCTTGATGGAGTAGATACAACTGCATATTCGCTATCAAACGCTACAACACTTGTTTTTAATTCTGCACCTGCCAATGATGTAGCAATTCGCATTTATCGTAGCAGTAATCTTGAAACATTACAGGCAACTTTCTACCCAGGTTCTGCCATTAAATCTTCAGATTTAAATGATAACTTCACCCAAAACCTTTATGTCACGCAAGAATCTAAACGTGATGTAGAGACTGCAAACACTACTGCAAATACAGCTAAATCAACAGCAGATACAGCTATTGCTGATTCAGCATCTGCAGTTACTACTGCTAACACTGCTTCTACTAATGCTAGTGCTGCTGTAGCTACTGCTAATACAGCTAGCACCAATGCAACTAACGCTGTATCTACAGCTAATACTGCTAGTAATAATGCTACTAATGCTCTTAATACAGCTAACACAGCTAGTGCTGCAGCTGCCACCGCCGCTGCCGGTGTCTATTCAGTTACCATTCAAGCAAATGCTGGAGTAAATGGTGATGTTACTGGCAATGTAACTGGTAATGTTAATGGTAATTTAACTGGTAACGTGACTGGTAACGTAACCGGTAATTTAACAGGTAATGTAACTGGCAATATTACTGCTAGTAGTTATTCAGGTAATGCTATAATTACTAGCGGAACTTCAGCTAGTGATACACAAGTGTATTCAGCAAAACGCTCTGACCAACTTTACTACAACAAAGCTAGTGGTGAAGAAATTGC